CGGCACGTTCCGGCAGGCCAACCGGCCTATCGGCACGACGATTAACGACGACGACGATGCCCTTGTCACCAAGGCGATCATTTCCGGGGTGGGCGATACCAACGCCACTGTAACGGATCACAGCGCGCTACAGGTCACGGCTCCACCGGAGGGCAAAAGCGCCTTTGGCGAGCATTCGGTCGCTGAGCCGACCCCGATTGTGCAACTGAGTTTTGTCTACGGGACAAACCCCGGCCAGACGGACGCCTATGCGAATGCCTCCGGGTCTGTGACGCAGGCCAACCGGATGCTGTTGGTGTCGAGCGGAGCGGCGGCCAACTCATCTGGGGAGATGCGCTCAAAGCGCATTCTGAAATACAACGCCGGCCAGGGTGCGATGGCCCGGTTCACGGCGCTCTTCACATCGGGCGTCGCCAACTCAACGCAGATGGTTGGCACTGGAAATGAAAGCGACGGGTTTTTCTTCGGCTACAACGGGACCAGCTTTGGCGTCCTGCACAGGCGGAACGGTTCGCCTGAGATCCGCACGTTGACGGTTACGACCAAGTCCTCAACGGCTGAAAACATCACGATCACGCTGGACGGGGTCACGAAGTCGGTTGCGGTCACGAACGGCGCAGACACGACTGTTACGGCCAACCAGATTGCGGCGGCTGATTATTCCTCGACTGGCGCGGGCTGGTCGGCGCGGGCGATTGGCTCCAATGTAGAGTTCAAGAGCTGGAACGCGGCAACGCATACCGGCACTTATTCGCTCAGTGGTGCGTCTACGGCGGTTGGCACGTTTGCCCAGAATGTCGCTGGTGTGGCGCCGACCGAGACATGGATTCCGCAAGCAAGCTGGAACGGGCAGGACAAGTTCGACGGGACCGGGGTAACTGGCGTCACCCTCGATCCGACGAAGGGTAACGTCTACCAGATCAAGTATCAGTGGCTCGGTTTTGGCCTGATCACGTTCTTCGTTGAAGACCCGGACGATGGCGAACTGCACATCGTTCATAGCATTGAATACGCCAACGCGAACACGACGCCCAGTCTTGGAGACCCAAGTCTGGCCCTTTTGGCAAGGGCCGCTAATGCGTCCAACACGTCCAACGTGGTGGTCAAGTCGGCCTCTATGGCAGCCTTTATCGAGGGGCCAACCAACCTTATTGGCTATCGCCTTGGCGTCAGCAACACGAAAACGACGGTAACAACGTCTCTATTGCCGATCATCAGCGTCAGGCAGGGGCAGTATCGCAACAGTCTCGCGGTGCAGACGGTGGCAAAGATTCTTCGCGCTGCTTTGGCGGTGGAGCATACCAAGCCGATCACGATCAAGATTCTGGAGGATGCCACGCTGGTTGGCGCGAGCTGGCAGGATGTGGAAGCTGCAAGAACGGCGATTCAGTACGATACGGCGGCAACAAGCCTGACTGGCGGGCGTGAGACTTTTTCGGTCCCGCTCGGCAAGAGCAGCAACACGATTGCGGACTTTCTGGACGATTATTTCAGCTACAACCTGCAACCCGGCCGGGTGATTACTTTTGCCGCCATCGCCAACAGCGGAACCAACGGCGAGGTCAGTGTTGCGGTCAAGATGCTGGAGCGTCTGTAGGCGACGGTCCCGTGAAGAACTAGGGCGGAATGCCTTATGCTGCTGACGCTACTGCAATCGTTCGGCGGCATAGACACGCACGATGGCAAGCGGCGCAAGCCTCAGATTGTCATCGACATGGAGCAGCTGCGCCGGAAGTGGGCGCTGGAAGACGAGAATCGCAGGGAATACGCCAAGCGCCTGGAGGCTGAGAAAGCCGAACGCCGCAAGGTGCTGGCCAAGGCGATGGGCATCGAGCCCGAAGCCGACGAGCCAGAAGCGCCAAGGCTGACGATTGAAGACAAACAAGCGAGGCTGAAGGCGCTCACGGCGCTGTTGGACTATCCCAAGCCGACCCTGACGCTGACCAAGCCATCGCCTATCGCCTTCAAGGCGCGGCGTGAACGCAAGGCGATGCTGGAAGCCGACCGGAAGGCGAGGGGAGAAGCCCGCGCGTTGGCCGAACGGATACGGCAGGAGATTCGGGACTATGACGATGCAATCATCCTGCTGCTTCTGGCGGCCTAACTGATGAGCTGGACCCGCTCATTTGGCGGCGTGTTCCGCTCCCGCCGACCCTATACCATGGGATCAAGCTTCCGCCTGACGGATTACATCTATGGCGGTCTCGTCTTCACAGAGAAATCCAACATCACCCTGCGGATATCGTCCAGCAGCGCGAACAACATCAGCGTCAACGGCGGCTTCGACCTCATCCTGGTGAAGAACTGATGGCTGATCGAGACTTTCCGCTTCCCAAGAACACCAAGCCCTCTCGGTTCGCCGCAGGGGGCTTTTTCGTAGCCGCCGCCGGGCTCAATCGGGCGCACGACCGCCGCCGGGTCTTCATCGGGCGTTTGGAGCCGACAACGTGAAAGAAGGACAGACCGACTTCCTGGACGAGTTCGAGGCGCAGGATACCGCGCCGCCAGAGCCTCGCAGCGAGCCGTCGAAAGACGTGAACCGCGACGAGCAAGGCCGCTTTGCCCCCAAGGCTGAGCAGCCGGCAGAACAAGTCCAACAGGGCGTTAAACCCGATGCAGTGCAAGCTGCGCCGGAGCCGGAGCCGCCATCCGAGCAAGAAGGGTCACACGTCCCGGTTTCTGCGTTGAAGGCAGAGCGGGCGAAGCGACAGGCGCTTGAGGCCGAACTGGCCAAGTTCAAGCAGCCCAGCGCCCAGCCGCAAGTTCAACCGCAATCGCAACAGCCCCCGAAGAGCCCGGAGTTTCAGCCTCCGCAGGTCGATTGGGAGCAAGACCCGCAATACTACGTCCAGGCACAGATCCACTCGATCAAGATGGAGCAGTCGAAGTTCTTCGCTGTTCAGCAATCATCCGAGCAGGAAGTGGCCGAGGCGTGGAACGAGTTTGACGCGGCCTGCAACACAGACCCCGCGCTCTCAGCGTACTCCGAGACCCTGATCAATCACCCGCATCCGATGGGTGAAATCGTCAAGTGGCACAAGAAGCAGCAACAGCTTCGCCAGCTTGATGAAGCAGGCGGCCTCGACAAGTACCGTGAGCGCATCATCGCGGAATATCTCGCGTCCCAGCAGGGACAACAGCCCGCGCCTGTGGTGGCAGGACAACCCCAGCGTCAGACGCAACCGAAGCCTGCTGTTCCGCCGTCACTGGCGAATGGCGGGGTCGGCGCGGCAGCTCCTGAACCGACCAGCGATGAGCTGGATCTCGATGGCTTTTTCGCGGAGGCGCGCAAACCCCGAAAACGCTAGGAGAACTAAATGGCGTACACAACGACCGCCACTGAGAATACCCTCAAGAAGTGGGAAACCAACTACTTCAAGGAGTTCGTCCGCGAGTCCGGCTTCATGCCGTACATGGGCACCGGCTCCACCAATCCCTTCGTCGTCAAGAAGCAGCTGATCGAGGGCGGGCAGGTCATCTCGATCCCGCTCGTCTACGCGCTGACCGGCGACGGCAAGGGCACTGACACGCTGGTTGGTCAGGAAGAAAGCCTCGTCAACCGTGGCTACGACCTGAAGCCCTACTGGCATCGTCACGCCGTGGCGATGAAGAAGTCCGAGAAGCAGAACTCCACCATCGACCTCGCCAATGCGGCGCGCGACATGCTGAAGGTCTGGGACATGGACACGATGCGCGATGACATCATCAACGCGCTGTCGTCCGTGGTCGAAAGCTCGGGCGCCTACAACGAACTGCAGGGCCACGCCAAGGAGGTTCCGTTCTCCGAGGCCACGACCGCGCAGAAGAACACGTGGGCGGCTGCAAACCAGACGCGCATCGTTCCCGGCGCCACGCTGAACAACTACAGCGCGACGTTTGCGACGATGGCCGGCAACCTCGACACGACCAACGACACGCTCACGGTCGAGAAGATCCAGCTGATGAAGCGTCTCGCCAAGAAGCGCGACAAGACCACTGGGCAGGCGTCGGTTCGTCCGATCCGTACCGGCGAGCAGGGCCGCGAATTTTTCGTGTGCTTCGCCCACCGCTACGCCTTCCGCGATCTCGCGTCGGACATGGAAACCATCAACCTCGATGGCCGGCCGCGCAACGTGGACGACAACCCGATCTTCCAGGATGGCGACCTTCTGGTGGACGGCGTGGTCATCCGCGAAATCCCGGAGATCAACGACTACGGCGCCATCGGCGCTGCTTCCGCTACGGTTGCGCCGGTCTACTTCTGCGGCGCTCAGGCTCTGGGCATCGCGTGGGGTCAGATGCCGCGCGTCACCCGCCGCAAGGAAGACGACTACGAGTTCATCGACGGCGTTGGCACGGAGTCGCTCTACTCGGTGGAGAAGCTTCGTTACATCCCGCCGGGCGGTGCGTCGGCCGTGGACTACGGCATGATCACCGGCCTCTTCGCCACAGCTGCCGACTAATCAGGAGCAAACTCACATGGCTGCTACTCAAGCGACTGAAATGTCGGTCCCGTGCATTCACTATCTGCGCAGGGACATTGGCGAGGCGGATGAAGGCGGCGGCGCTCTCACCGTTGGCGTTCTGCCGGCTCGCGCCATCGTCGTCACTGCCGGCGTCATCGTCTCGACGGCCTTCAACGGCACGTCTCCGATCGTCCAGATCGGTACGTCGGGCGATGCTGACGGCTTTGCCACCAACCTTGCGTTGGGCACTATCGGCAACATCGTCTGGGACGAACTGGCGACGTCGAACGACCTGTATTCGACGTCTGAGGTGACCGTCACCTGCACGACGACGGCGACGGGCAACGACAGCACGGCGGGCTACGGCTCCGTCTATGTCGGGTTCATCCCGTACAACGGCAACGGCCGCGCGTCGTAAGGACTGAGGATGGCGGGGGCTTTCGGGCTCCCGCCATTTCTTCTGAAGGAGACGAGATTGAAACAGATCGAGACCCCGCAGGCCTTCGTCTACATGGCCAAGGTTCCAGCGGTGAAGACCGTCAAGGGCATTGTGTTCAAGCATGGCGTTCCGGTGTCGGTGCATGACCCCAAGGTGATCCGCCTGCTGGCGCGTCTGCCGTACATGAAGCCGGGCGCGAACGCGGAAAAGCCCGCTGCAAAGCCCGTCAAAGCCAAGGCGTCCGATCCACTGGACATTCCCGCAGACTGGAACAAGCAGCACCACAAACGCCGCAAGGCATGGGCGGGCGCTATCACGGGCGCTGTCGTGACCGAGCTTGGCGAGGCTGACCGCATCATCGCGGAGCATCTGGGCACGGCCCCGGCGCCGGCTGAAACGCAACCGCAGGCCGAGGCGTAATCCGTGGCTGACGCGACACTCGCACAGGTCCGCAACCGCACGCTGGAAAAGCTGTTCGTCCTGATTGCAGGCGAAACGGCGGATGCGGAGGACACCGAGGTTGTTGAGCGGGTGATTGTCGCGGTCAATGAAGACCTGCGCGAGAACGAAATTTGCTACTGGTCGGATTCGGCAACGCCGCAACAGCTGGTTGAGCATCTGGCGACGCTTTATGCGTGCTATCTCGCCAACGATTACATGGATGCGCAGGAAGCGGCGGCGTTCAAGCAGGACAACGAACAGAAGGCGATGTTCAAGATCCGCGAGCTGACGGCAGGCGGGCGTCGTGTGGCCACCCCAAGCAAGGGCACGTATTTCTGATGCGCTCGCCCATGGCCATGTCGGCGGCCTCGGTCCTCGTGACCGGGCTGGCCGAGAAACGCTGCTTCAATCTCTACCAGGAGCCAAACCCGAACGATCCCAGCCGGCCGTTCGTGCTGATGGAAGCTCCGGGCTCGCTCCAGCGCAATGACTACGGCGCAGCGATCCGGGGCATGTGGCAGGCCGATGGGCATGCCAGCAGCAATATTCTGGTTGCGCACGGGACGACACTGGCGACCTATGTGCCGTCATCCGACACGGCAAGCACGTTGGCAGGGACAATTCCCGGCTCTGATCGCGGCGATGCGGCGTTCACGGAAACGGAGGCGCTGTTCCTGTTCGACGGGAAGCCCTGCTATTCGGATGGCACGACAATCAGGCGCGCGACCGATGGCGTGCTGGATGATCCTGTTCTGGCCATCGGTTCGACGCCAGCCAACGTGGCGACAGGCGCGTTTGACTATTCGATCAACGGCACGACCTACAGCAAGACGGCTGTTGCGGCAGGTACGGCGCCCGGTAACGATGTGATCCCGCTGGGCCTTTATGGCGCCGTGGCGCTGGACATCGATACGGCTGGGACAATTACGGCGGTAGAGGCGACAGGGAACGCCACGGGCTATGCCTCTGCGGCTCTTGCGCGTGCGGGCGTCCCTGCGGTGGCGGTTGCGCATATCCGCATCGGCTATGTGACGGCGACCAAATCGGACGGGGCTTTCACGTTCGGCACGACAGCGCTCAACGCGGCCAATACGACGGTTGCCTACACTGACAGCGATGTGAACACCGGCTTTACCGACCTGCTGACGGATCATGAGCAGAGTGGGTTTACCAGTGTCGCGACGCTCGGGCAGCGCGGCATCCTCACTTACGGCAGCCGGTTCTGCTACACAGACGTTCTGGCAATGAACTCCACGAACGCGCTGAGCTATTACACGGCGGAAAGCTCGTCTGATGCGCTGGTGGCGGCTCGGGTAGTTGGGGAAGTCCTCTACCTGTTCGGCACGAAGACCATCGAGGCATGGTCGCAGACTGGCGATGCAGACGATCCATTCTCGCTCCAGCCCGGCATGACGCAGCAGGTGGGCTGTGCATGTCGCGATGGCATCGTCAGGGCGGACAACACGCTGCTGTTCGTGGATGAGGCCTATAACGTCCGCAGGTTGGGTTCCGGGGCGTCGTCCATCGTCTCGGAGCCGTGGGTTGCCGACCTTCTGGCAGGCGCAGGATCGGCGGACATCATCGGGTTCACCTATCAGGACCGGGGCCATATCTTCTGCGGCTGGCGCACGTCGGATGGCTGCGTTGTCTATGACAGCCTGACCCAGCTCTGGCACACGCGGGGAACGCTCAACTCGGATACCTGGCGCTACACCGACATGGTGACGGCGGCTGACCGCGTGTTCGTGGCGGATGCAACCGGCCAGTTCGATGAACTGAGCCGCGATTATACCTCCGAGAGCATGGCGAACGTCTCAACCATGGGCACGGAGATGCAGCGGGAGTTTACATCGTTCCTGCCATCGCAGTCCGGGCGGATGGCGATCAAGACGGTGAAGCTGGAATGCGCCAAGGGCGTCGGCATTTCCACCGGGCAGGGGTCTGATCCTGTCGTGGAGATGCGGCAGAGCAAGGATGGCGGCAATACGTGGACCTCGTGGCGCTCCCGCAAGATTGGCGCGCAGGGCGTCTATGACAAGCGCACGATCTGGCGCCGGCGCGGCCGGGCGAAAGATCAGGGCATCGTATTCCACTTCCGCAAGTCCGACCCGGTGCGGACAGCGTTTCTCGGCGTGATCGTCAACGAGGATCACCTCGGATGAACAACAAGCAGCTGGCGGCGGCGCGGCGCGTGATGGCGTCCTATCCGACGCTGATGATCGACAAGTCAGGCGAGAAGCTGACGCCCTATCTCAAGAGCCAGCCGCATACGGAAGGCGCGGTTGTGACGGTCTCGGACACGATGGGCGAGGGAACGGTGGCACAGCTTCTGGCGGTGTCCTGCGAGGCGCTGGTCAATGGCTGATCCGGTCGCCGCGCCGAAGGTTCCGCCGATCACGGTTCCGTTCGTGGACCCAAAGACCGGCCAGATCAATCAGCCCTGGTATCGCTATCTGGTCGGTGAAGGCGGGCGTATCGGCTCGGTGAACAGCGGTGTTGCGCAGGCGCGGGCTGATGCGGCGGCAGCGCAGGCAACGGCGGATGCAGCAGCGCAGGCGGCAACGGACGCGGTATCGGGGGCCGGCGGGTCGCCAAGTTTTTATGCGACAGTCAACCGCCCGCTGGCCTCTGGAGCCAGAAGCGGACCCGGCAACGTCACCACGACCAGCGTGACGGTAACGCCTGTGGGCGGGACCGGACCTTATACCTACGCATGGACGCTGGATTCCGGCGACACGTTTTCGATCAACAGCCCGACCAGCGCGACGACGACATTCACGGTCAACATCACGGCGGCCGGGCAGGACAAGTCAGCCACCTATCGCTGCACGGTGACGGATTCACTGGCCGCGACGTGCTCGGTGACGGTTGGCGTTTTGGCTTCTGAGATTTCTTAGCGAGGTTTTCCCATGTGGGATCTCATCATCCCTGCTGTTGCCAGCCTCGCAGGCGGCTACCTGTCAGGCCAAGGCGCCAAGGCCGGCGGTGATGCCACCGCCAATGCGGCCAAGGATG